GTGTCGAACGCTGCGCTGATGATCTCCCGGTTCGACTTGCCGATCAGTGTGCTGATCTCGTTCGCCGAACCTTTCAGCAGCTCGGTAGCGGCGTCCAGCGCGTCTTGCTTGTGCAGCGAAATCAGGGGCGGTGCTGGCGACGCGACGATGGTTGAATCACCGCTGCCGCGCTGAAGCATCGACTTCGGTTCGTTCTCTGCGCCATAGGCATAGAACGCGCCATGCTTCATGAACACCTCGGCATGGACCTCGTCTTTCACCTCAGCGACGAAATGCGTGTTCTCGTCCTTGTCTTGCACGGCTTCGAACACGTAGTCCTTGCCGTGCACCTTGAAGGTGCGGTGCGTGTCCTTCTTCGGCGTGTTCGTGGTTGCAATTTTCATGGGCTCACTCGGTAGCTACGTAAAGAAGCCGGGGCGCTTGGCCCCGGCTAAGACCACTGATGATTACTGCGGGTCGAGGTTCGGATTGAAGGCGCGAAGCGCCAGATCCAGAACCACTTGCCCGACCTGCGCAAGCGTGGCGACTGCACCGGTGAAGGTCAGGAACAACGGGATATCCGTATCCGGCGAACCCAGCGCGGGCTCGGTGCCTGGCAGAGCGCTGTAGCCGAGAGCGCTACCGCGCAGGCTCTTTGCCGTACCTGACAGGGTTTGCGCGCCGGCGAGCTGCGAGGTACCTGCAGCCGTACCGATCGTGGCTGCGCCGGTCGGCGTACCGTTGGTGTCGAAGATCGGAAAGTGCAGGGTCGACAGTTCCGGAATCAGCGTGGCGCCGGCAGGAATCACGCCGATCTGAAGCTGGTCGCCGACGGCGAGCGCAGCCGGTACTTCGGCCGGGTCGTTGAGGTTGGTGATCTGGCGATCGAGATACACGGCGCCAGCGGCTTCCGGCGTGATGCCGGCGCGCATCTTGGGGTTGAGATATTGCATGGTTCTGTCCTCTAAAGACGGGGGATGGCGTTCGAAGTGCATCAGCGCCTTGCGGCGCTGATGCTTACGTCAGCGGTTCAGTGCGATCAGACGATCAGGCGTTCGGATCGGCGGCGTAGGTGTCCAGTGCGAGACCACCGAAATCGCGGCCGTTGTACTGGGTTTTCTTCAGGCCAAGGATCGTGCCCGACGTGATCACGATCTGGTTTCCGCGGTCTTCCGTTTCCTCGTGCCAGTCGTAACGCATGCCACTGCCGGGCGAACCGAAGGCCATAGCCAGGCTCTGCGCGCCAAGGAACAGCGCACGTGCGCACGGCTGCAGGCCGTCGGTGCCGGCATTGAAGCGGATAGCCGACTGGTGGCTGTGCAGCACCACACCGCGGTACATGCCCATGGCACCGGTAAAGATCGGGTTGCCCTGACCCTGCGCGGCCGCCGCGGCCTTCTGGATATCCAGCCAGCCAGCCGAACCGGTGGTGGTGGTGCGCAGCGACTGCTCCTGGAAGCTGTGCATCACGATCACGTAGCGGTTTTCACCGTTGATGCGGATCGGGCGGATCTTGATCTTGCCGTCGGTACCGCCGCCCATCGTCTGGGCCTTGGTCACGGCGTTATCAATGATACCCAGGCCGAACTGGTCGGCCTCGACCAGCGTGTTATCGCTGGTTGCCGAACCAGCAAACAGCACGTGATCGTTGTCCGGTGCGGTGATCGGGTTGCCGGCGAAGCCGGTATAGGTGGTGTCCTCGATGTAGTCATCGTTGATACCGCGGGTACCGCTGGCGTAGATGAAGGTGACTTCATCCGTCCAGCGAGCCCACCACTCGGCCATCTTCTGGCGGCTGATGGTGCGCAGGTCGTTCAGCGTGCGCTTGCGCGTCATGCGGCCGCCGGCGTTCACGCCGCAGCGAACCTGGTCGATGCTGATCTTGTCGGTGAAGCTCTTCAGCGCCTCTTCCGTGCCGCGCTGTACGGCATCGCCGTAGACCGGCTTCTGGGTGAGCTGCCCGTACAGATCGTACGAGATGGTGTCGCCGGCATCGGTTTCGAGATCCGTAAGAACCTGGATCGGTACCGGTGCATCGGCGGCTTTCGACATGAAGCGCGAAGCCCAGTAGGACTCCTTGGCCATATCGGTGAAAAGGGTGGCGGACCAGCGCTTGACGGCGATGGGGTTGTTGACGCCTACGATCGTCTGAGACATGAGTGCATTCCTCTAAGGGATGATTGGCACTCATGCGCCGGGGTTTGTTTGTGCTCCCCACTCATGCGGGGAGTCGTTGATTCAGCTACGACGTCGGTGTTGCCCGTCGCAGAAAAGGTTGTGCTGCTGCAGGTTGTGCCGGCGGCGCCATCGGCTTGGCCTGGGTCACGGTGACCGGCGGTACCGGATCGCCAGCCTTGATGCGTTCGACGTCCTCGTGACTTTCGATCGATAGCCGCGCGCGCTGGCCGCTCTTACTGACCATGCGTATGCGGGTACCGGTACCGACGACGAGAGTGTCGCCGGCCGCTAGCTCGAGGATGACGGCCATGCTGGTGCTTAGTCCTTCTCGGTGCCGCGCAGGGTCGAGTTGGCGCCAGGCGCGTTGCGCGTGTACGCCTCGACCTGTGCCGGCGTCATACGCGCGAGCGCATCTTCGAGATCGCTGATGTTCATGCCGTCCAGATTCTCGAACGTGGCATTGCGCGCGCCCGGTTCGATCGGTGCCGCCTCACTGGCATTGGCTAGCGTCTGCGGCACCGGCGTTGGCTGGCGCGCGGCTACGGCTTCCGCCACTTTCGTCTTGGCATCGACCACCGTCTGCGCCGCAGGCTTCGGCGGCATGTAGCCGAACGCCTCGAACGTTGCCTTGGCGGCGCGATCGAACAGCTCGGCCGCCGGCAGTGATCCTTTGGTCTGGGCATCGATCAGCTGGATCGCGGACTGCATCTGCTGCGCGCGCAGCGGGTTGCTCATGAAGTCGGCGTGTTCCTTTTCCCACGCCAGCGCTGTCGTTGAAAAGTCGTTGGTGGCTGCCAGAACGGCCGCGTTCTGACGTTCTTCCCAGAGCGTCACGCGCGCCGTGTAGGCGCCTTCCTCCCGCACCAGCGCACGCTGATCGGCCTGGAACTTGGCACCGTCGATCTCGCCGTCGTCGTAGAGCTGCTGCAGCTTGGTGAACTCGGTCTCGAAGTCCTTCGGCGGTTCCGGCTTGGCGGCCACCACCGGCGGCGGCGCTGCTGGCGCGGCGGCAGGTGCCGCTGCCGCCGGTGCAGCGACGGCATCATCGACTTCGGCAGCCGCAGGCGCGGCGGAAGCTGGAGCAGCCACGGCGCCCTCTGCAGCTGGCGCTGCGGCAGGCGTTGCCGCTGGTGCGGCCGCGGGCGTCGCTGCAGGTGCAGCAGCTGGTACCACAGGCTCTTCGGTCGGGTTATCGCCAAGGCCTTCGAGCTGCGATGCAAGCAGAGCTTCCTGCGCGGTGGGTGCGCCGCCGTCCAAAGTGAACGTCGGTTCGGTTTTTTCAGTTGACATGAGTTCCCTCGGTTACACGTGCGGTGCGTACTGGTTGGGTTCGTCGGGCAGCGCGACAGCTGGGTTCCACAGCTTGTCGGCGGCCGGCGCGAGTGACGGTGCGGCATGGACAGTGGCCGCGGTTTCCATGGCGTCTTGCTTTCCCTGCACGGCGACGTGCTGGGCTTTTGTATTGTTGAGGTTCGCTGTGGCTCCAGCCTGCGCGGCGCGCTGCTTCGTCAGTTCGGTTGCCGCCTGCTGCTGCTCCATCTGCTGCTGCTGGGCTGCCTGCTGTGCTTGCTGCTTGGCTGCGGCAGCCGCCTGGCCTTCGGGTGAATCTTCCTGTCCCGGTGCCATCTGGCCATTCAACGTGCGGATGCGGTTGACCATGGCCTGCTTGTTCGGGATGTCCGTCAGGTCGACGGCCATATCCAGCAGCGCCATGGCCATCGTCGGCGGCAGCCGGCCGATCAGCTCGAACATGGACTCCGCCATCGCCATGCGCACCGTCTCGCGGAAATCCGTTTCATCCACGATGAAATCGGCTTCGCTGTCGGTGATGTCGTTGGCCCACTTCACCGTGCCGGTGTTCGGGTCAAACTGTGGCTGGTTGATGCCGATCCACGCCATGGCACCATCAGCGCCGGTGATGCGGATCAGCTTCGGCAACGTGATGAACTGCTCGGCGTTGCTGAGCATCTTCTGCCCAGATTCCTGGATGGCCTGGCGGTAATTGTCGAACAGCTCCGCCGTGGTGACGCTGCCCTGCTGCTGCTTCGCGAGAATCGCTCGACCGCTTTGGTCGCCGGTGCTGGTGCCGGTGTTCTCCCGCGTAACGCCGCTGCTTTCGTAGACGTTTTCCTTGCTCTCGGCCAGCATCTGGATCTGGCCAGCCTGCGTGTCGGTGCCGCGGATGATCTTGACCTTTTCGATGCCGCCTTTGTTCAGGCGCACCTCGCCATCCGGACGCTTGAACTCTTCGAGGTTCCGATCCTCGTCCGCTTCATCCATCGCGTCGGATTCGTAAAGAACCATCGACGTGTTGAGCTCGAACAGGATCTTGCCGCGACGCTTGTTGTACTCGTCCTGGCTATCGCGCGCCGGGCGCACGATGCCGTAAGCCATACCGTCGCGGTGCCGGCGGTATGCCCATGCCGGCGTAAAGGGATAGCGGCCGTGCTTGTACGGACTCTTGTTGACGCGCAGCAGCAAGCCAGGCGTCCACAGCGCAACCCACATCTGCTGGGTCACGCTGTCGACAAGGTTCAACGTACCGCCGCCGCTGGTCAGCGCCGCCTTGTGCACCGGGTCGGCCGGATTGAATGTGCTGCCATGCAGTTCGTCAGCGCTGTCGCCCAGCAGCAGTGGCGTATTGACCGCGCGCCGGAACCACGTTTCCACCACCAGCACGCGCCGGCGCGCCTTGCGCGTGATGGATGCGGTACCAGAAATCCCGTACACGCCCATCGTTGTGCTGCCGCGCAGCGGGTTCTGGCTGCCGTAGAACATCATCGGCAGCGTGGCTTCGAGCTCCATCTGCTCGAGCATGGGATCCAGCGTGTCGACCGCTTTGGCGTTCAGCTCGAACGCGCGATCGGGAATCATCGAAATGGCGTAGTCCAGATCCAGCCACTTCGCGCGGTGCAGGTAGCGACAATCGCGCAGCACGTTGTCACGGCTGTAGGGATCGCGCCACAGACCTTTCCAATCCTGGTAGCGGATCGTCAAGCCTTCCTGACCCTGGTTGTTGCTGTAGCACTCTTCGGTCCAGCCTTCCCCAACCTTCACGACATCGGCGAACTGCTTGCTGCGCTCCCAGCCGGCGCCGTTGATGTCGCTGAGCCACTTCAGCACGTCCTTCTTGACGTTGGCGATCTTGACGTCACTGTCCTGCCGCGGAAGCACATCCCAGTCGATGCGGGTCTTGCGCTCGGTACCGATGGTCCAGTCGCACATCTGCTTGATGAGCGGGAACGTCAGCGGTGCTTGGCCACGGTTGATCAGCTCGGCCGCATCGTCCGCCTGCCACTGCAGGCAGTCGTAATAGTCCGCATCCGTCATCTGCTCGCGGCGGTTGTCGGCGTGTGCGTCGCGTGCCTCCGTCCACCACTCATGCACCCGCTTCAGGATGCGTACGTTCTCTTCGCTATCCAGCGGGTGCTGGATCATCAGCGCGTCGTCACCGCTGATCTGGTCGCCAGCATCGCCCGGCATCTGTGGGAACAGGTCACCCGTGTTCATCACTGCTGCTGGCGCGTTGCTCATCATCCGCCGATCACTCGCTGGCCGTTGACCGTGGCAAAGAAGTCGAGACCTTCTTCCGCACAGCTCTCCATGAACGCATCAAGCGATCGATCCTTGAACAGGTCAGGATCAGGCGGCGACCGGATCAGGTCATCCATGTAGTCGAGGATGGCGTCGAGCACGCGGATCTGATCGTCGTGTGTGACGAAGCCATAGATCTGCTTTGCTATCGGCGGGATCATCACGTGCAGCGCATCTTTCTCCGCATACATCCACGCGTAGTGGAGCGGCACGAAAACACCGTCCTTCGGATGTCCTTTGCGATACATGCAGAACGCTGCCTGCCGACCATGCCCGGTGCCGAAGTCGCCGTAGTGGAGTTCCACCACCAGATCGCCTTTCGTACCGACGTGGCTATGGCGCGTGGTGACGCGCTCAACACCGTTGCCGATGAACGGGATGGACTTGGCGTCGTCGCTACTCATGCCATAGCTACCTGGGCCAAACCGTCTTCATGCAGCGAACGGTTGCGTTCGACCATGTGCTGCACCGACGGGTTGAGAAACCCGTAGATGGCTGACTTCACGTGGATCGCCAGATTCGAGTAACGCGGAAGCGGACCGAGTTTCATGGCTGCGCCCTGCATCACCATGGGCTTGCGCAGAAACGGATTGATCTCCGTTGCGCGCAATGGCGCCATCGGCGCCCACGGGTCATGCGGCGCTGGC